GTCGGTCTTTTTTATGTATTTGACGACAAAATGTTGATCGTCCGGTATGTTGTGCTTGGTGACGATTCCTTTGACTGAGCGTAGGCCTCTGAAAAGGGATGGGTGCACAGTCTTGAGATCGTTAGCTAAGTAGGTCTCGTGCCCGTTGTAGTTGATTGTTTGTGGGTGATTGGAAGCCATTTATTCTAAGACGTGTGAGTTCGAAGAAAAAATTCAATTTATATGATGTCTTCAAGGGCGAGGTCAGCTTCTATGTAAAGAGGTACACTCATATCAGTTTATGTAGGAAACCTACATCACAAATCGGTCAACTATGTTGTCAACGGTTGGTTCAATGTACAACTGGTCAAGCATTTCGCTAGCGAGGATGTATTTGACGGTTCCATGTATGTGATAAATGGAATCCTTTCTGCTCAGGTATGCCTTCTTTTCATTTATGAGTTTTTCTAATCGATTGCTAAGGTATTGCATGCGTTTGTGCGTACCCCTCTGCTCGCTCTGATTACCACCGACAAATATACGAATCACATCCTGTATATCGCCAAAGAACTCAAATGGGGGGAACTTCATGTTATCTTTGAGGCGGATAGGTACAGAACTCTTTATATTTGAAGGACAGGTGATTTCGTTTCTAGTTGCACTTATCTTTTTTAATGAGCTATCATACCAGTCAATGGACCTCCAGGAACCATACACTGAAATAGGTTTCCAATAGAGATAACTTCCATCCACCTCATTTGTCGAGCGCATCACTTCAGCGTTCCTATTCCCGTAGTAATTTGTTAACGCGTAAGCGGGTGATAGGATTTCAGAGACACCAAAATCGGCAATGTACGCGATAAATCCAGCGTTTTTAACAAAGTAGGATTTACCCCCAATTACATATTCGAAATAACCACCCGGTTTGACCACCTGAATAAAAATGTTTGAAGATTTAATGTCCCGATGCCATATGCCATAGTAGCGATGAATCGCATGCACTGCAATAAGCATTTGATACAACACGCTCAACTGCTGGTCAAACTGTTTAATTTGTGTACGTTTCAGATCCGTATCCATCGATTCCATGAAGGTAACGTAGCAGGAGCTTGATGCTGACTTCCTATAATGATCTTTGATTAAGCATCCATCGCACATGGCCATGTTGTAGACGTAAACGAAATTGGGACATTTACGAGTCAACAGGAGTTTGTTGATGAGGTCTAGGATCTTATTTTCTCGTGGGTATGACTTTTTATTCAAGCTCTCCCATTTCTGATTCTGCTTGGTAGCCTCTTTAAGGACTTTTTTTTCATCATTATTTAAGTAGGCCTCTTTGATGACGAGCTGTTCACCTTCTTTGACGAGGGTAGCTCTATACACTTGACCGAACGATCCTTTTCCAATTTTGACTATATTTGACAAGTTGGCTCTAAATGCTGGAGCGTTGGCGCCTGTAAGGCACACGTTCCATTGATCTGTTTTGATTGACCTGATTGCATTGTTGATGCGGAGACCCTTCTGAAGACGTTGTGAGAACCATGACGTTTGTGGTGCATCGGTTGGCGGACCACAGGTATCTTCATACAATTTATAAATCTTCCCTAGCGGATCGATAGAGGACCCCGTTGCAGGGTCCGTTGTTGGATCATTCTTCCATTCATCACAATCGTCTTCAATATACATGTATTTTTTTTGATAGGCAGGGCCTAGTTTTAATACAGAGCCTAGTTTTGGTAGTCCTGGAGATGCTGGTGATGCTGGTCTTCTAATACGCCGAGAACCTGGAGAGCCTAATTTTGGAATACCTGGAGAGTCTAGTCTTCCAATGCCTCTGCAGCCTGGAGAGCTTAGCATTATTGGAGACCCTAGTTTTGGATAACCTAGTTTTTTTTGAACCAACTTTGGAGATGCCAAAGTTGGAAATCCTCCACACTCTTTCTCAAGTTTCAAGTATGTGGGTCCACCAATCTTAATTATCCTACCAGTGTCTGGGTTTATGTTTGGATTTATGTACCAGTTTAAACATTTGGGCGAGTAGTGAACGCGTCGGATAGGTGGTTTTGGAGCGTCTGAGCATTCAACTTCCAGATCTTTGTATACTCTACCTGTTGGTTTGATTTTACGACTTGTCCTTGGGTTAATTAACCTATTCTTTTTCCATTGATTACATATATCCATTTTTACTTTCATAAGATATTGATAAACGGTTCTTATTGATCAAACATCTGTATATCAATTGGATCTGATCTAAACATCCTTATTAGTCTTTAAAAAAAGATGTCTTTGCAACTAACTGCTGAGCAAAAAGAGAAGCTATGTAAACTGGATGAAGAGATGAAGCGGCGGAAGGAATATTCTGAGAAGAGTCGCTCACGTCGTGAAGCATCGTCAAAGGCCACCGGGATTCCTATGAATATTGTTGAAATGGACGTTATTAGGATAGGAATCTTATTAGGGTTAATAAAAAAGAAATCTATACTTGAAGGTAAGGAGCCCAACACAACAGGGTCACTTATTAGTATGTTTCTCGGTGATGAAGACAAGTTTAACATAGACCGTTCCAAGATCCCTAATAATTTTAGAAATGCTCCTACCGTATTTACTGAAGAAGAGAAAATCAACTACCACCAAGAGTACGTAAAACATCAATGTGAACAAATGTCGAATATGATCACGGGCATGATCAATGAAGAGATTAATAACATAAAAAGTCATATAGCTATCAATTTGGAAACGCACACTATTGACACCTTTAAGACAGTCTGTGTTGAAACCATTGAAGTAATTCTTGAAGAACTATGTGAAGATGGAGAGGATGATGATTCGCTATGGTCAACTCTAACTGTTACACGTAACGCTTTATTGGGGGTGGTAGACATATGTGAATACAAAAAGATCCTGAATGATCAAATTATGATGCTCAGGAAGTCTAACAAGGTCCACTCTCGTATCATGGACCACCTGTCTGTCAACGACGTGAGGCTGTCGCTCTACAAAGGATGCCTTAAACAAACCCAGTGTATTTCAACCAATGAAGATTTAAATAGGTTATCCAGAGAAGTGATTTTGAGGTGCTACATGAAACCACCCGAATTGAGACCGTTTGACTTTAAGGATATTTTGAGGCATTGTTGCATTCCATCGCTTGTCTGCTTACCAGTTGATAAAGTGATTGAGCACGGGCTTCTAGGACCTTACCGTAACAACTCGATAGGCTACCTAGATATGGGTAAAAAACAAGCAAACACGTGGTCATTCTATAACTTGAAGAGTATAAATGAGGATGGTGTGAGGTTATGGGTGCTTGATAACAAGTTGTGGATGTTGACGGACAACATGATTTCTGCCATGAGTGCATACATGATTAAGATCTTCAGGACTTTTTATCGCGAGTTTTATGATACGAACGAGTTCAGACATGGTTTTTGGATGGCTTCGCAAAACAAACACTACGATGCGTTTACAAACATGATGAACAACATTTCTTTCATTAGCAACCATGTCATGTTTCACAAGTTCTTAATGATGATAATGACACAACGGTCATGTTTGATCCCAACAGAGTATGACTTTTTCAATCACTTGACCCACTACGACTTTTCTATTACGTACGCACCCTATGTCAAATGTTTCGATGAAAATATGAAACATATATTTGACAAGTTGTCAGCTGAGCATCTGGACAAGTTGAAATCTTTATTCATTATAGCCCAAATAAGTTGAATTTAATGTTCTGAAACTAGTAGGAATAGGTAAAAGATGTAAATAAATATAAATATAAATATAGTACGATTTAGCATATTTGCACCTTGGCATTATTAATACTTTTATATGAAGCTAGCCTTGTCATATAAAATCATACAGCTTTCGTGTCATACTGGGTTATGTATTATATTTACACAACAAAATGGAGAATATAAAGAGTTTTAACCAAACCGGTGAAACAAACGAACCACATCTGACAAAGGAACAGACTGCGTTAGCCAAGGATGAGTTGGTTAAAAGCGTTGATGTATTTCCTCGAATCAACAGGCGTTTCGTTGACCCACAGGTACCCGGAGAGCCCAAGTTCGCCCTTTTCTCATACATTGATACCCCTGATGAAGATATGAACAAGTTTCTTAAAGAGATAAAGAGTAGTCTGAGTGATGATCAACTGGAAAAGCTAGAGAAACTACAGAACCGTACCCACATAGTGAAGGGTGTCGCTAAGATCAGGGGTGCATATCATACCCAGCAAGATGCTACTCAGCGGGCAGAGGAGATAGTGAGAGAAATTGACTCTACCAACTCCATATTCACATGTATCATTGGCGCGCCGTTCCCTCTTATCCCTGTTGGTATGGCAGAGGAAACGATCGAGGTTAATCTTCAGGATAAAACCGAACAAGCTATAGGTCAGAATGTGAGAAACAAACGATTAAAAGATAAGAAAGAGATGGACGAAATCAACAGACGCGAGGAAGAGCTTAGGTCCAATGCTGCAAAGGACCCCAACGCCGAAGACGTGGAAAATTACATTGCCCACCGAGTGAAGCTGGCTCATCTCAGATACTCCATTGAACAACATGTCGTGAAGCGTGCCGAGTGTGTCGAAAACGAAAAGGCATGTGTCAAGTGGTTGATTGAAATGAAGAATAAGAACCCCGAATTTGAAGAGAAATACATGGAAAAGTACATGGATGCGCGCAAGAAAGCACACATCCCTGATGATCAAACACCTGATGGTTTCATGAAATACATGAACGATCCACTTATCAAGCTCGAAGAAGATGTAGAATAAATTCTATATCAGATTCGTAACCCCTAGGGGTTATGAAGACATACATAATTTTATTCATTTACGCACTCTTGTTAAAGCAGCCCATATGATAGGATGTTTATCCTGAGTGCCCGTCGTCGTGCTTGACACTTCAGGTGATTGGATTGGTTTGTAACCACCCGAGACATTCTTTGATACATTCTTTGATACATTTTGAGAGTGTACGATACCGCTATCCATGATATATTACATAAACGTTGTTATTTTTCAAAGCTGAATTCAACTTGTATTTAATTTCTCAATGATCGTATTTACCACAATATCAACAGATGGCAGTCCTTCGATGATATACGAATTACCCTGCCCATCATATGTCTTGACGTACCTACTATGAAGAAATTCTAAGTAATTCTTGCTAATATTCTTCTCACATTCGCGATTCCTGGAGCGCATGCGATCAAAGCATGTATCAACGTCCGTGTTTATATAGAAACTGATATCAGGCTTCCATCCCAGATGTTTGTAAATGTCGAGGATGAGTGTTTCCTCCTCATTAGTGAGGAAGCCAGACTTTACACCATTCTCGACAAAGATTAATGACGATGTAGGGGATCGTTCAACGAAAACGAATTGCGAACCCTTAGTCTTGCGCATATGATCATACTGGGAATACATAGAGTTTAGAATCTTTATCTGAAGCGTGCACATCCAACGACGTGGGTCCTTATAGAAACGATCAAGCAAATTACCCCAATTGTTTAGATCTTCCTCAAAAACCAAGTAGCCCTTATCTTTGAGTTTGTTCAGGATGGTGCTTTTACCTGCACCGATGTTCCCATCGATAGAACAAATCTGAGGCGTTGTCATTTTTGATTTATTATGACCATGAGCTGTCCATAATTCAACTTTTCTATATTCGTAAACTAAACACACAACGGAGTTATAAACACTCTATTACAATCAAAATGCGCATATTCAAGACCAAACTGCTTGAGTTTATAGATGAATTATTAGTGTTGTTTAAAAACAATGATAGGACTGTGTATACGCGTCTCATCTACTACCATCATCAGGTCAAGAATAAATTAAACGAGGATGAACTGCACACAGTTGTAATAAATTTCCTATCACAAGATAACGTAAGAGAAATGATAAGTACGCATAATCATTTATTCACTAAGGGGACACCTCTCGAAACAGATGTCAACTTGCTGTGGCAGTCGTGCACAGCCAATAATAAAGTCGTTATTTGGAAATGGGTTGAAGTTATTATAAATGCTTTTGAGCCATTGACTTAAAAATGCGAGTGTTTTGGTCATAAAAATATTTACTTGTAAAAAATGATGTACAATAACCCTACACGTGGACTCGATGATTACAATGATCACACTAATTATAGATACATTAGGGTTATGCCTTACGAAGAAAGAGAGGATTTCATAGACATGAAGCAATCCAACATTTCCCTTTTGGTCGTGTCAATCATCGTCATACTATTCCTGTTATTCCTATTTAAATATTTATAAATTTCTCGTGTCATTACCTCATGAGGTAATGACAAAAAACATAAATATTGTATAATAAAAATATCACATATAATAAGATTAATAATACTAAGGTTAATACTAAGGTTAATATAATAATGCATATTAATAATAATGACTACATTTGTTAACATTTGGCTTTACCACTCCCAGTTAATCTCTTCAACACCCTTCTTCCTGAGGTAATTGTTTACATCACAGAAACATTCATAATCCAATGGACTATCAAGTACACAATGCCTGTTCACATCAATAAAAGTGCATTTCTTTTGGGCAAGCGCACCCCAGAGTATAAACACGATATTGTCCTTCCTCGCGTTGATTTGTTGAATGATCTCGTTAATGATCCTCTCCCATCCCTTCCCCATATGAGAATTGATCTTACCTAAGAGCGTGGACAGGGACGTGTTGAGTAATAGCACTCCATGTTTACCCCACTTTATCAAATCATCGGACGAAAACGATAGCCCATGAGCCTTCTTTGGATTGTTATAAGTTTCATTTCCTATTATAACCACCTTTACATCTTCAAAACTGACCGCGTTGAGGGCAGCAAATATTTCATTCTTTGGTGGAAGCATGATAGACCTATCGTATTCGGACAATAACCGAGAACTGAACGCCTTTAGGAACTCGCTTCCTTGTTTGTACTCAAATGCTTCGTTAAGAACCCTTTTCCATTCTACGTCTATGATTAGATCAAGTACTGTGCATGGGGTCCATGAAGGCATGTTTTTCACTTCAACGCAGTCAAATGTCCTCGCCTTCTCAAGGGCGCGGCTCATATCTTGTAGTTTTATGAGGTCTCCATCAATAAGACACATTTCAAGTTTAAACTTTATGTCGCTGGTTAATGGTAAAAAACTGGCCATCATAAGAGGCATACGCCCATCAACGTAATTGACATAAATATCTTCTCCTTCAAGGAAACGAACCAGAGGTAGTTCCTCTCCTTGCACTTCATCCACTGATATGACCACTCCACGAGCTCCAACCAGTTTATTATGATATTTGGTTGTTAGCATAACTTGAGAGGTTGGTCCCAAGTAGCAATTGAGATTACCATAGTCATAAATGTAATCATTTCCACTTGCTAACTTGTACGCAGATATAGTCTTTTTGAAAATATTCTTGATTGTATCATTAACAATGATTGTTGGCTGAACGGAGAGGGGGTTTAATGATGAACGGAAGGTGGGTGTTTTCTCTTCAAGTTCCTCCAACTTCTGAGGTGTGAATGAATTGACAAACTGTTGGTAATTGATGTGATCGTTGATGATGAACCTTGTTATGATTCGATTCTTCTCTTTCTCATCCTCGGAGAGATCTGTATATTTGCTCTGATGCATGGTTTTCTTTTCACGGCGCGTCGACGGTTTGTTCTTCATGTAGAAGATATAGTTTTCTATCCATGCTTCATAGACGATATTGGCACCTACCTCCACGTCAAATGTGAGATTCTGAAAGAGACGTCCGATAGACATACACATACCGTCGTAGTTGAGCGTTCCAGGATGAAGAAGTACAGTCTTCCAATTTATATTCTGTTTGCACATATAAGTATCTACTATTTGAACCCAATCACTGAGATGTACTGTATTAAACCGATGGTCATACCTGAACACGCCATTCGCTGTACAATCTGTTTCCATATTTTTACATTTTTGATGGTGCAAAGCAGTTATTTTTCAACTTATTAATGATAGTGAGAAGACCTTCATACATAGATGCTTGGTGAACAACCCTATTGCATCATACTGTGTGGATTCTAGCTATGTTGCGACAATGTGGCTCAAATATGTGAGATGGATTTAATCCATAATATCGTTAGGTCGAACAAAATATAGGAGGCCAACCAACCTCTTACATTTTTAAAGGATTCATAACCTCGAGAAGTTATGAATGTGAAATATGATATCACCTAGTCGATGTATTCAAATACGCTAACACCCAGTCTACATTTGATCGTGTTGAAAATTGACATGTTGAAATTTTTCTCAGAGATCCTCTGCTTTATCTTTTCAATATCGGGCTTACTCCCTTGGACGAGCTTATCCGGCACGGTGCTGCAACTAAACAGATTACGTGTCCTTTCATGAGCCAACATGGAAATATCGAGCTTGGTTTTCTCCTTCGTTTTGTTATTCACCTTGGTCACATGCTCACCTATCGCCTCAATAGTTTTGTACTGTTTGATGTAGTTGTAAGACGTAATGGGTCCAACGCGAGGGATATTATCGTTGAAATCGGTACCACACATTATACACAGGTCTAACCAGCTCGCCTCATTCAAATCCAGGCCTGACAAGATGGTTTCTATTCTTATTTGAATGAACTCTTTCTTTGCTAGGTCAACATCATACAGCATGATAGGAACGCAACATGCGAGCACATCCGTATCTTTGGTCATAACCGCGTCTGCGATACCCCTCTTTACAAGCTCGGCGCATAGGATTTCAGCCTCCCCTTCGGCTGTTATGTAGGGAATCCCAAATATGGTCAGAAGATTTTTTATATTCTTGAAATCCTGGTCAGTTATGTTGAGAATGTTGTCATGTAACTTATCAATGTATTGTTTGATTTTTAAGGGAGAGAAGATTGGATCGCCAACAGGTGAGGTCCTCACAATCCGCGTTGTACAGACCTTTTTATTGATTTCACGTAACTCGTTGCTAATTTCAGTTGTATTATTGTAATGTTCAAGGTCTGCCTCGAGCTTCCTGATACGGGCAACTGCCATTTCTTTCTTCTCAGCTCTCTTTTTCTTCTCATTACTCTTTTCTTTCGGCGACAGTCCGTCAAACACAAACGTTGGGTGAATGTTGTGTTCGAGTAGGACCGAAAAGAGCATCATGAACGCTTCCTCGTACATCTCCTTACGTGCGGCTTTGTACATGCAAATGTACAAAGATGCGTCTATTACTATCTTTTTGTTTTCAAAATCTTTCATAGATACTCGTTCCTCGTATGAATAAAGATGTTTCTTTAATAAATCTCTAAGTCCTTTGATACCCATCTTTATTTTTTTACTCTAATACAGTTACCGTTAAACTTCATATTTTCTAGTTATTTCATCTCGGCACATCATAATGTGATGAGATTTTTTTTGGTTTTTTTATGCCGTCCAGTAGCGAGTAGACATCGAAGTAATAAACCTCGAAACTACTCGCTACTGAATAATTAAAATGAAAGCCGCCAGGAATATGATCCTGGTATCACCTTACCTATGCACGTAGACTATTCGTGCGGATAATGTAGTCAGATGGACGCTCCTTTTCATGGATCTTGAAACACTTGTGGATGCCACTGTTAGTGTAGCGCCTTGTCTTCTTATCCTTACCATTCTTGTCCTTCTTGGTAATAAAGTGTATCTTTACACCATCGCATGCATTTCCATAAGAGCACTGAAACTGGGTCAAGTCGTTGTTGATCGTTTCCCCAACTTCATTACGAGAGTGAGCATACATACACTTTTCTCCCCAACTACACTTTCCGTTTACACTAATCACCGAGTCCACTTTGAACATGTTCTTACAAAGAATAAACTTCTTATTCTTTTGTTGAGGAGACGAGTTGGGTGTCCTGTTCCTGGGTCTCTGCTCGGTAATCAGGGTCTTCTTATGACCAGAGGGGTGAGTGAAGGTACATCTGCGATTTTCGCACTTGATACCATTCCTGCACATAGGCTTAACACCTACTTTCCTCTCCTTGTGATCGCCTGATGGCTTGCGTTTCTTCAGGATGTTTATGTCATGAGAGAACTTGCAGCGGCTACCAAACTTGCACTTTTCACCATTCCTGATAAAGTTGCAGATTCTGGTAGAGTAGTCAATCTTGGGCGCAGGTAGATCATGTGAAAATCTACACTTGTTCCCAAATGCACACTGCCCACCTTCTTGAACGGTCTTGCAATAGACCGGCTCAACCTGAATGTGGGTCTTTTTACCCACACTCACATTGATACAAGATGGTATGTACTTGACAGGAGATCTGTTGAGAATACGATTGGAGGTATTCTTTTTGCCATTATTTTCCTTACTACTGCACTGCCTGGGAGCACCGGTGGCGATGGCACCCAAAATAGGATACTCGTCAGTGTCTACCAATGTAGATTCACCAACGGGTACCCTATCAAGCCAATTTAGCTTACCTTGCAATACCGACAAACCCTCCAATTGATACTTATCCTTTTCGTTAAGGAGCCGTAATCGTATTTCGTTTGACATCTCAACATCTTCTTCGTCCTCATCCTCCCAGAATTCATCCTCGGATTCATCTGCAAACTTTCCCTTTGAGAGTTTGTAGGAGCATTCATCTGAATCGTAATTGACATCACTGAATGCATCCTCATCATCCTCGTACAGAGAAACAGTGTCCATGTCTCCGTTTTCGTTTTCCATAGAGAAAATGTTCTCCATGCTTGTAGCGTTATTATTGTTGGAATACATATTTGTATCAGTTACTTTTACTTCCATATTTACGCAAAGTGAGATATCAACTTTTATACAGGACTTGAATAACTTTAACTCAAAACATTTCTGTAAATAATTTAACCTTGGTGATAATTTATTCATATTCTTTAATTGATTATTCCATCCACCTCTACGAAGTCAACGATAGTAGTGGCCTCCCACTCCTGACGCTTACCTGCTTTGTCGACATGAAACAGCGTGTACTTTTCGGCTAGTCGATCAACATGATCGTGCAAGTGCTCAGGAATGAGGTACTTGCTCGATGGTGGAATCACCCTGAGTAGTTGCTCATACGGATGTGATGGTTTCGTTTTCTTAAACGCGTAGGAGATGAATGGTTGTTCTGTCATGATTTCAACAAATAAGTCAGCATGAAGAGCGTAATGATAGGGAAAGAACCAATTCCAATCCTGAGTCGCAGCGATACCTTTAGTGTAGTATAAATATACCCATTGAACCGTCTTCATGAACGCATTGACTAGCTCAGATTCAGAGAAAGGCTTCTGATAGTACTTGGCAATCTTTTGTTGGAAAGCTATCCTGTAGTTGACAATATCCCCATCCCAGAGTGGATTAGGGAATCGCTTATTGTAAGCGTCTTTGCTACTCTCGTCCATGTGACGTGCTTTCATTATATCCTGCTCCCTGTCTCTAACAAGCTTCAGAAGTCTAATGATCTCATACGGGTTGAGGAATCCCTTCTCAGTCACCAGGGGGTGTTTGTAGTTCTCAAAAAAGAAGTCCATCGCTCCGGTCTCGGGGATGCTCTCTTTTATCTCAAGAGAAGGGATGGGTGGAAGAAAGTCGTTGCCGATAAAGCAACTCCAAATGATTAGATCATTCACTTTCACCGGAAGGTCCTGTCTGACTCTGTTGATATCTATGTAGTCGTATTGTTTCTTACATGATCTATCGTCCTCTCTCATAATGTAAACGTTAGTCCGGGGGAGTAGACATGATAGCAGGATCAGATCCGCATCCATTCCCACCACACAGTAAATGCCTTCATTCACGTCATCATTATGTCTGATCCAATCCATCAGCTTGTGCTCACCCTCACCCGGTTGTGAATCATCTGAGATGATTATTTCAACTGGGTTTTTACAATTGATCCATTCGTCTTTGAACAAATATTCAGAGAGATCCTTCATGAACGACGTGCCCGCGGTGATACATGTCGAGTCGAACGATTCATTCTTCTTTTCATCACGTTCCTTCGCGGCCCTAAATCGTCTCTGTCGTTGCTGGTTTTGCTTAGACATGGGCGCCACACCATCAATTGCCAAAAATATAGTCTTCTTGGGGTTTATCACGTTCACGATAAAATTAACTTCCGATTTGACACATTCGTAGAGTTCGTTAACGGTTGGCTTGGGTTCCACCGTTTTAGTTTTAACATGTTTCATATAACGTTTAGGAATGATAATCTCTGTTTTCCTAGGGGCATGTTTGCCATACTTGTACACACGTTGGGCTGCCTCATGAATGACGCCATTCATGTCTATCAACAGGTAATCCACGTTATTTGGAACCGATGATGATATGCTTTGCTTTAGTTGTTGGCACTTTCTGAACCAACTGTAGAAATGTTTAATACCCATTTCACTTTATTAGTATATTATATGCGCATAACATGGAAATTCAAATGGTAAATGTCATCTCAAAAAAACACTAGTCACTCTTCAGAAAAATCTAGAGTCATTCAAAATGGGTATTTTGATATTTATCATAGTTGCCATCGTCATAGTGGGCGGGATTTGGCTTTATCAGAGTTTAATTGAAGGATATTCCAGCGGATCAACCTACGCACGATTAGGTGAAAGTTACGACACGCAACTCTTTTCCCCATGCGTGTCCAAACGATGCCCAGGAGGGCCGTACACGTTCTCCTCAAACCCGTATCTTCAATCCCTATGCCAGGGTGTAAGCAATGAGGAGATGTCTCAGGTCGCTTGTGGTAAGGGTTTCCATGGTAGACCGGTCCACTTCGACTACTCGGGATTTAACGAGAGTGAGAGTCCCATCTCTGCGCTGAGAAAGAACATGAATAAATGCTCCAAGAATCTACAATACGGAGCGTGGGATAATGCACTCTGCGACACCCCATCACCCACATCTTTATGCGTCTTGTGATTGCATCTACGCTTTCACGTCTCCATTTTTCCATTCTAATTGTTCAAATAAGTCCATTTTTCCATCAGAGTTGTAAATGATGTGTTTGTCCCAACCAATTTCAGAAATGTCCTCGTATGACTTTGAATAGTAATCCGCTTGCACGTCAGACGCGCTGTTCGTGTTGCATTGGCTGATAATGGGTGGTTGTACAAAAAATATGACAATCTCGGGAGCCAGTCTAAACAGGACGATATCTATAGCAACATCCAGAGTCCACTTTTCTATATAATCAAACACAGCCTTGGCCCCACGCCTTGAGATGTAATAACATCCTGTACCACCCACACTGTCATCGTTAATCTCCTCAAATGTCCTCTTCCTCACTATCCCTTTAATTGAGAAAAGATTAGCGTTAAAGAATTTGGGCACCGTGGCGAAGAATATCAAATCTGCTTTCTCTCTTTTATTTTCAATGATGGTAAACGTCCTGTTCATTCGTTTGAGAAAATTCTCATCCGCGCTCACATCATCTTCGAAAATAACGTACCCATTTACATTCACATGCTCATGATGTAACAATTGATCATACAGTTTCAAATGGGATAGAGCGCAGCCGATGACACCTGGTCGCATGAAGTAATTACCGTTCCTACATAAAGACCTGAGCCTTGGATTCACTATCAGTTTAGTCCCATCATATGCACTAAAGCGCTCCATGTCTGCTGGTAGATTCCGACGCTGCTTCTCGATAATTTCCATTCTGTCAGGTCGCCTGTCTAGGTTGATGAAGAACGACTTGTATACTGTCTTTTTTTCAAATTGCTCCGTTTCGAGTAGATCGTAAGCATTGTACTTGTCAAAGTCGTTCATTTCACTTGTCAGACGTCCTATGTGCTTGAAATGGAACCCGGGTAGAAAGACCGTTTTGAACCCGGCTGCGACGTATCTTAATCCAAAGTTAAATTCAAATGATTTTTCCTTTTTAAATGTAACCTTGTTGAATATGGATGTTCTGACCATACTAGGTGATAATGTGTAATGGGGGTAGTAGTTACATGAAACACATCTATCATACTTTTTGTAGAAAAGTACCTTATCCGCATCGGTTGGACAGTACTCGTGCTCGTAATAGAAAACGTTGTTTGTCGTTTTATTGAGATTACCTCCCTTAATGTCGTCATTTATAGTCTCTGCATAGTTGTGATTGAATGCGACTTGACCAATATTCACATCATGATCGAAAATATCAATCATATCCTTAATGTAGTGACGCTTGTCCAACAACATCCTGTCGTCCTCAATATGAATAAGGTAAGGGGTGTTGATCATTTTTGTTATGATTTGCATGCTTTCTGAATGACCCTTCTGCTCTGATGTCTTCCATACGAATTCAAAGAAAGGAAACATTTCCTTCATCGTCTGCCTATCCTCATCGTTTGAATTATCATCTACGCATATCCAACGGTAAATAAGATGTCTGTCTAAACAATTCTCTAGAAAACCAGTCATTGTTCTTATGAACAGATCTAAACGTCTGCATGTAGTAATTGAGAATGTGACAAGGGGTAAAAGATTACAAAGGGAAACGTTGTACGATTTGTAAGGGCGCAATTCCTCATGTTTGTCGATAACTTGCATGAAGAATTTTTTGTTGAATTGGATTCTGTTCATAATTTCCTCATCCCCATGCCTACTCTCCTCAATCTCGTTTAAGAGGCGGTTCCCTTTGTATTTGTTTTCTAGGTTGTTTGAGTCGTCCATCCAGTAATAGGACAGAGCCATCTCCTCCTTGATGATGTTAGAGTTAACGTACACTTTTAGAAATTCCCTTCCAAGCATAGTGGCTAAATAGTATAGCTTTTTCCATCGCAGCTCACGTATCATGTGCTCTGTTTGATTCATTTATTGACGCAGACTTGTTTCTTAGAGTGAAATTAATATCTTTCATAGTAGTAAATACCAACCATGATGAATAGATCATACGGATCTGACGAATTGGAACATATTGAGAGGGAACTTCATAAACATTACAGGCTTGGTCATCTGTTTGCTGTACATGTACCATGTTCTCATAGATATCGTGTTAAAAAAGGGGGTCGCAAGGAGCAACAGATTATACAAGCGGATAGCAATTTGTTGGATGATCAAACATGTTCCGTGTGCTTCAAAATACGATGCAGTGATGACAGCGAAATCATTACCCTAAAAGATCTGATAGATTACGTGAAGGAGAAGGATGGTGATGAGCCAAACATAGAACTAATTAAAGCGAAGCGTAAATTCTATCAGTGGTTATATGAACGGATGAACTAATGTACGTGTTGTCTGTTACCTCTAGAGGTAACAGATGTAAAATACCATGGTTCAAAATAACCTGGTTACGAGTAAACCATCATATTTTCAATGAGTGAATCTCTGTACGCTTCGAGATTTTTACCATTTTCGCCATGCATAGGACCTAAATACGTGTTCATCAAGAATGAGTCATACACTCCTGACAACCACTCGTCTTTTTTAGTGAAGGGGGAATCTTTGGATATTTTATATTGTTGAAAGATCATCATGACGAAACTGCTCTGCTCCTTTGTCATGGTTGAACCCTTATTCTTCCAGAATTCGTTCTTCTTTGGTTTTGATGAATGAACTGGTCGCGTAGCATGATAAGCGGACGTCATAATGAATGAATTTCTAGGGGTAATCCTGTGCAGATAACACAGGATTGAAGACACGAGCAATCCAGACCTGCCATGACCCCCCTTGCAATGAATATATATCTTTTTACCGCCATTAATCTCACGTGTGAGATGGATAACCAAAGCGCAAAACTCACGTACATTCGCAGGTACTCTTTGATCAGGTATAATAAATTGAATGACTTTAACGTTGGTTTTATAAGGTCGTATCTTTTTCTCATCATTTCTGGTGAGGTTGACTACTATGTCTACACCCCATTCTTCCAGTAGCTGAATTTGATGTTGAGTCGGGTAGGCCCCGAAGAGACATTGATTGTTGACGAAGTACGCCGAAGTCTCGGTGATGAAAGCCATATTAATTGGTACTATTACTTTTAATCATTATATTTTCAAGTTAATTTCAATTTCTTCTTACTTGAACTCTGCGAGTAATTTACTAGGAATTACATGACAACTGGGAACACGTTACGGGATGCATTTAAAACGATTTGAGGATACCATGGAGAAATACAAAGATCATGGAAGTAGTAAAACGAGATGGAAGACGTGAGCGCATCAAGCTCGAAAAGATCAGTAAAAGGATCAACTCCCTATATTCAAAGGAACCCTCTCTTAATAACCCTATGGTGGACCCTATGAAGGTGGTGATTAAAGTAGTAGAAGGTCTCTATGACGGTGTTACTACGGTAGACATTGACATGCTCGCCGCAGAGACTGCTGCCACGATGGCCGCTATTCATCCAGACTATAGTAAACTGGGGGCGCGCATCGCCGTGTCCAACCTACATAAAGAGACCAACCGTCTCTTTTCAGATGTTATACATGATCTCTACCACTACATCAACCCAAAGACAAACAATCATTCACCCCTTATAAGCAAAGAGTTGTACGATCTGGTCATGGAGAATAAGGATGTTATCAACAATTGGCCCGACTACGACAAGGACTACGACTATGACTACTTTGGTTTCAAAACTCTTGAGAAATCATACTTGCTAAAAATTAATAACCGCGTCGTTGAGCGCCCGCAGCACATGTTGTTGCGCGTATCACTAGGTATTCATGGGAATGCTTTGGCCGCGGCAAAGCATAGTTACACGTCAATGAGTAACAAGTATTTTACTCACGCCACACCCACATTGTTCAACGCAGGGACACCGAACCCTCAAATGTCTTCCTGTTTCCTACTGGACATGGACGAGGATAGTATCAATGGTATTTACAAGACTTTAGCCGACTGCGCAAAGATATCAAAGTACGCGGGTG